CAGGGATCCACACACGGCCTGCGGCGATGATGTTGGACACAATGTTCAGCCTTTGGATCTTGTCCGCTTTGCCGGGGTTATACGCCCTCACAGGCAAGTGGCCACGCCTTAAGTCTTGGATCAGGGCGATACCTGCGGACTTGTCCTCAACAAGGATCAAGTCTACGCGCTTCTTGTCTTTGCCTTCACCGTAGACCACGTCGTACTCTTCGATCACCTTGGGGCGCAGGTCTGGGTACTGGAGCCTGTCCTGCCAGCAGTCGATGATCATGGCCGACATCGGGCCGTCCAGTGGCTTGAACACGCCGAAGGTGATAGCCGCCGTAGGATCGTTGACAGTCTTCTCTGAGCTGGCGCAGTCGTAGCTCTGGATGATGTACTCGAACTTGGGGAACTCTTTGTTTGGCGCCCACAGCTTGAACATCTCACGCTTGACGATGCCTGACTCTTCAGGGTCAATGATCTCCGCATGGATCTCTTGTCTACCAATCTTAGTACCTTCGTATGCAAGGATCTGCTTTTGAAAGCTTGGCGCAAGGTTGGCCAGATTGACGTAGGTGGAAGCTGTCGTGATGGCCACGTCGTCGCCTTCCCTGCCGATCAGCTCAACGATCAAGTCCTTGGGCCGTGGTGTAGTGGTGGCGATCACCTGTGTTCTGTTGTCAGCCTTCTTTAAGCGAACAGCGAACTGGATGTTGTACCAAGCTTCGTCGAGGTAGTCCCATGCGGCCAGCTCATCAAGCCATGCGCCGTGATACTGGCCACCACGGAAGCGATCAGGCTCACTGGCTGAGATGCCCTTGATCAGGCTACCGTTGACCAGCGTGATCTCGTGCAGTGCTTTGTTGTAGTCTTGGATCAGGATCTCTGGGATGACGGCGATCAAGCCTGACTCACCCTCAAAGCAGGTTCCGCGTACGTC